TTTTTCTTTACCGTAGCGTTTTCCGGTTCGGGTAGCAAGGTCAACTGGATCAACTGATCTATCTTCTATAACTTCAAAAATTTTCACTGTGTTCTGTCTTTATTATCTATTGCTCCGCCTGAGACAAAAGCAATACACGATCTTGTTCCAGCACATTTAAAATGCAAGAAGTTGCAATATCCTAAGTCACTTTTGTGTATTGTTGCCATTGCATCCACTTCTTTGACGTCGCCTTGTATTCCTGATTCGATACAGTCCCACATTTTGTCACTTACATCAAATGCAGCACACACTGAACAAGTCATAGTCTTAGCTGTGGCTTCGTCTATGCCCCATACCTTTGCTGCTTCTTTCCAGTAGTTGCTTGGCTTGTCAGGGTTAGCAGGACCGTAGTGATAGTTGTCAATTGCAGTTTGACGATTTTTTAGATTGAGGTCTATATCCTGTGTTGCAGGAGGACAACCTCGGTTTGCTGCTTCTACTATTGACAGATATGATCTCATTTTTTAGCGTTTAACTTTCTATACAGTTGTTCTTTAATTGATTCGGTGGCCATTTTATTTTTGTGTTTCTGTTTTCTCGGTAACTGTTTCTTTTTATCTTTGTGGGCTCCCATAGCACCACTTTTCCTCAAAGCCTGTAAATCTTGGCTATGCGGATTTCTTTCTTGTGGTTCTTTTGATGTTTTTGCTTCGTCTATAGACTCTGAAGTTTTGCCTTGTGCCATTATAGCCAACACACGCTGTAACTGTTGTCTATCCATGTTCAGCATGTTTGTGAATGCTTCTTCTATAGGTGCATAATGATTACGACTAAGTGCCTGCCCCTGCTGTAAACGTTGTATTGCTTGATTCATAAGTGTTGTATTGCTAGTACCAAGAGCAGTAGCAATTCTCATACTAGTTCCGCCGCGCGATTGATTTGACTTTTTATCAGCAGGTTCTTTATTCTTTTTAGGTGCTTGTCCTTGATATGCCTGCTTCATAGCATCAATACCACCTGGGCTAGCTCTACCCGCTGCAAATCCTGCCTTTGCTTTTTGTGCAAGATCTCCTAGAGGCGCTTCGTCTATGTCTTGATCCATTGAGTCACCTACTAATTTATCTTTCAGTGGATGGTCTGTTCTACCAGGCTTTGCTTTTGGCATTGAGTCACTGCCTCTAGCGTAATCACCAGCTTTTTGCGATTCAGTAAGTTTAACACCGGCCAGTGCTGCAAAATCAGCTATAGAGTCTACACCAACAGGCAATGAACCGTCAGCTACATCTACGCTTTCGGTTACATAGTCTTTTGTTTCCGTTGGTTGACTGTTGCCGCCTTTGGCTTGTTGTCTAAGTTTTGCCAAATCTTCTTTTGGATCAGTAGGATCCATATTATAAAGAGTGTGTTGTAGTTTGTGCCAATCCATTAGTTTGTTCCTATGTCGTTGTATGTAATACCGCGTGACGACAAAAATTGTTTGAATTCTTCTTTTTCGTCATCTGTATAAAACATTACAAGCCCAGAGTCTCCCTGAGCTTGCGTTCGATCTTCTGACCTAAATTCCTTCATTAATCGCACAAAGTCATAAGAACTAACTTCAACCTTTAGACTGTTTGGTTGAGGAATCAGTGTGTTTTCTATAAGATCGATATATGTTCTAATGTCATCTGTCAAAATAGATCTCTTATGATTTGTCTTTTGGAAGACCTTTGTGTTTTGTGCCTGCGAATTTTTCTAATTCTTTAGTGCTCATTTTCATCATTTCTTCACTTGCAGAACCTTTGGGCGGCTTTGTACCTTCACGTTTGTGCTTGAGTGCAATACCTGCTGCTCGCTGTTGGTCTTTTGATTCTGCTTTTTCTGCAAGTTTAGCACGTAGTGATTGCTTATAAGGATCAGATGATTCGTTCTTTGCTTTGTTTGCATGAATAGCTTTGCGCTGTGCTGCTGATTTGTATTTTTTCTTACCTTCGCCTAGTTCACCGGCACCGTCAAACTTCATATCGTAGTCTAGATTATGATAAACAGAACTGATATAGTCTGAAGCTTTTGTAATTTTAGCCTGTTGCCAGCCTTCGATGCCCTCTGCTTCTGATACAGATTTTAACATGTCATGCAGTTTGATAGCATATTTTGCAATTTTGTATAGATCAGCACGAGCCATTTGAACCTCATGATCAAATTCTGCTCTCTGTGCTTCGTCGGCTAAACCTTCATTAGTCTTTTTCTTTTTAGCATCTTTGGCTGCTTTTTTCATAGGTTCTTTTTTATCGCCGTCTTTGTCTAGATCAATATAATCTGGTTTTGCCATTGGTTACTCCGAAATAATGTTAGTGTATTTATCGTTTTTTCTTCTTAGTCTTCTTTTTCTTAGCTGGCATACGTTTTTGTATCGTGCCAATGGGCATTGCCACAGCAGCTACACCGCCTGCTGAGGTTGTTTCTTTAATTACTTCATTTATCTTCATGGTATTTTCTCCAATAGTTCAGACGTTTGTTGGTGCTAGTCCTGTTTGCTTCGTGTTCTTTTAGCTTTTGCACATAATGTGCTACTTTTTCTTTTGTCCACTTTTCATATTTGCTAGCCAATGTGCCATCCTCGCTTTCTCACCTGATGAGTTCTTAGCAGTTTTTCTTAGACTGCTAACACTTGCTTTTGTATTTACACCCGAGCGTTTTGCTAATCCTTTGCGTCCAGGCTTTTTACCATCCGCAAAGTTTTCTTCAACGTTTGGGTTTGACAAAACAAAAACATCGTTAACATCGTTACCTAATGCTTCTTGACGTATTTCTAATTTATATCCTATTTTTTGAGCAAACATAGATGCAAATCTTTTGTAAAGAAGAGATCTTCCGTCGCTATCGTCTTTAGATGCTGAAAAAACTATTTTATTTACTGGAAGTTTTTTATTTTGTATATCTTTCCACCATTGTATAATTGCTAATTTTACTGTAGCAAATATTCTAAACTCATTTCCTTCTTGGGTTGCTCTCATGCTTTTGCTACGCATAAACGATATATCCCATACGCCGTTATCTTCTTCGTCTGCAATAAAAATTTCTAAATCGTTTTGAGAATTAGCGATATATATGTCTGGTCCTTTTTCGGACCAACTTATTGGATACGGATTATCTAGTGCTTCGTTAGTTTGTGATTTTTCTTTTCTACCAGGCTTTTTACCGTCTGCAAAGTTTTCCAATTGTGTAAACAAATCGCCCGGTTGTTTTGGCTTCTTTGGTTCAATGACAGGTTCTTCAAAAGTATGTCCACCTTCTATAAGAGCCCATTCGTATGCAGTATATTTCGGATGTGCATCTTCTTTAACCATGCCTAGATTGTAACGAACATTTGTTTTTGAGCCTTTGGTCTTTTGGCTCATTGAAGGCGGTCGCCCGTCTTGGTCTACTGTGTTGCCAAACTTAGCTGCTTGTTTCTTGATTTCGTCTGTGCCAACATCTTGAGTAGTATTAACACCCTTGACAATTCTTCCCCATTCTAGAATAGATTCGTTTGTATATTTTTCTCTATATAAACGTTCTATTTCTCTTCCGGATATTGCACCACCTAAAAACCTCGATACGTCAAAAGCATATCCGCCTATGCTCTGTCGGTCGCCATACTCCTTTACAAGTTCATGCATTTTATCTAGAACGTAATCTAAATATCTCTTGTCTCTCTTTTTTTCTAAATTTTTAATTAATTCATCTCTAGATAAACCTTCGAATAAATTAATTAATATTAAATCAGACATCTTCATTTTTTGGTTTCTTTGCAATCACAAGCAACACAGTCACAGTCAGGACAATTATCATGTTCACAGTGACATGTGTGTCCACAGCTTTTACATTTTGTGTCAGTCATTTTTTCTTCCTTCCTCTAAATCCAGGCTGATGATTCAGTGCCCCTGTCATATGAGGCAAACTAAACCAAAGTTCAAACCATTCATCAGTGCCTGGTTGAATATTCTTTTCGCGTTCTATACGCTTTTTTTCTGTGCCTGTTACAGATATATTTTCTTCCACAGGTTTATAACCTTTGAACTCGTTTGTAATACCTGCAAGTTTTTTAAGATCTTGTATACTCATTTAAATACTCTTCAACTAAATTAAAAAACCCAACGGGTCCTTTGTTAGTATTTATCGGAGTATCATATGAAATGCCAGCAGCATGGGAAAAAGCCAACTTATCGCCTGCAACTACTGCTGTTCTTAATTGTGTAGCACTGGAAATACGAGGTGTTTTTACTAATTCGATATTTTTATAGTTATAAAACCCGTGTATATTTTTTTCACCGTTGTATTTTTTTACAAGATCAAATACCCATTTTTCATCGGTATATAATTTTAAAATAGCATCAGAGTGTGTTTGATATATTTCACTGGCCAATGTTAACCAGCTTTTACTAACTACAATATGATCTTTTACCTCTGGCATGATTTCTATCATTGCTGCTATTTTTATATCAGAAGGCAATGGATCTTTTGGACCTTGCGTAGCAGAGTTTGTACCAACATACCAAGCATCGTTTTCACTGGCCGATTGCCATGCAGCTCGATGCCCTTGATGGGGAGGGTTAAACCGACCGAAAATTATTCCGACAGAGCAGTTTGAAGAATTTATAATCATGCGGGTATCCACTTTTTTCTAGGAACAAGTTTTACATTTCCGAATTTTTTATCTGAATCGCTGTATCTTACACGACCTTCGCCGTTTGTGTCCCAGATTTCACCCTGCTCACGTTCGACTTGATCTATTACATTGTCTTTCATAGATTGTATCATTTTTACCAACTTAAAGATTGCTGAAAGCGAAACATTAAATTCTTCAGTTAGGTTGATAATTTTTTGCTGTTTGTTTTTACTTACTTTGCTGTTTGATAACCAGTTAAAAAAATGTTCTTCATCTAAGTTATCAAGCTGCTTTGCTTTTGCAGTTTGATTAACATAGGTATATATTATATTTTTCAAATCGCTTAGTCCTGTAACACTTTGTAAAAATCCATCAATCTGTTTAGCATGTTGCTTTACATAGTCTTCAACGCAATCAATTTCGTTTGTATCGATGTCAATCGGGTTGGTATTATAAACAGGCCCTGATACTATAACATTAGGATTTTGGTCGAACATACTAAAATCATTCATTGGTTGCTGTTCGTTGTCAGGCATTCCGAACTCTGGAAAAAACGCATGACCGACTGCCATTATTTTTGCATGTGATATACGTTTTCCTAGATCGCTATCCTGCTTAACATGATAACAGGTCTGACTTTTAGGATTAGGAGAAAACGTATAAACTCCGTCTTTCAACTCGGGCGGGTCTAAAAATAATCCATCAGCATACACGTATCCTGTAAAATCCAATGGCGTAGCTTTGTCAAACTCGTTGTATAAACCGGCAAATTTAGAAGCAAACTTTTTCCTTGCTGCCTTTTCTTCCGGAGTCTTTGGATTTCCTGATTTATTAGCAATGAAATCTTTAACTTCTTGAGAACTAGTAGCTATTACTTTTCTACTCCACTGATTATGTCCAGCTAAGATTAGAGGCCCGCCTTTGATAGCTCTGCCCCAATATATTTGAGGATTACCGTCCCATTTCATTCTAATACTGTTAGAACCTCCTTCGGATGCAAAATCTCTTAAATGATCAAGGGCTTCGAGTGTGCCTTCGCTTCCGTAGAAAAATACTAGATCCTCAAGATGATTAAAGGCTCTTCCGAGCCTTTTGTAAGTTGTAACTGATTGAGAAGTCATTCAGTATATGCCTTTTTTAATGTTGCTCATCTCCTCTGAGTATAACTTCTTTATCAGTTCTTGTCTATCACTATCATCCAAGAGATCAGTAGGTCGACGTTCTATTTTAAATTTCTTGCAATAGTCAACAGTAGCCTTTTCTATTATAGGTAGCAGTGATTTTGTAGGATTATATTTTGTACCTTTGTCGTGACATGATTTCATCTTCATAACAGCAGGGAAAAATGTTTTGCGATAAAACTGGGGGTCGTTACGCATGTATATAGCCATGTCGTCTACAATGTCAAAAGGTAAATCACTGTTGATTTTTTCTAGGTCTTCCATTCTCATTTTATCTTACATCCTTACATGTACTTATTTGTTCTACAAGGAAGCCTTTATGTTTTCCTCTACTAATATACTTGCCCATACTTTTTTTCCAATGTAGAGTATTATAATTCCAATCTTTTTCCCTACATAGTTCTTTAAACTCTAAACCATTTACAATATATTCTTCGCCTGTATTAGAAGTAATACGATATATATATTGTTCGCTACGCATACGAGAGCTTTTAGAACCACCTTTAGCATGCCACGATTTATCTTTTCCGCTAAATTTTTTAGCATATTGCTGTCCTGCTTTACGCTGGTGTTCTATAAAGGCATCATAATCATATTCTTTTAGCCCGTGTAAATAATGTTTGCCGCCGTATGAATTATTATAAGACATGCGGTCTTTTACAACATCTTCGTTTACTATTTCTTTTTCTAAATCCCACAATGATTCTGCACTCTTAGCTGTGGCAATAATTTCTTTGGTAAAGTTTTCTTTACCATATTTTTTTATAGCATTTTTAATACCTATACCACTGCCCATATAGGAATCGTTTATATTTTTAGTAGCATGTCTACCAATATAATATTTTCCATTTATTTGATTAGTTATTTTATAGATAATATAATGCATTTTACCAGGCCTTGCAACTCCAGTAACGAGCTTTATGACGCGGCCCTGGGTTGTCACAGTTGTGTCTAGCACGGAAGCTTCTTTTTCTTGCCGGACTGTCGCGCTTTATTTCCATATTAGGATCACCAAAATTAACTTTTTTAATATTCTTAGTTTTTGGATCTTTAACATATACATGAAATTTCTTTGGGCCATTACTACTGCGCATAGGCTTACCGAGTTTGACTTTACGACCTTGATACTCTGCTTCGTCTAGATCGTCATCTTCATTAAACCACATAACTCCATAGTCTTCGTAAAACTCGGTGTCGTCTTCGTATGTGATTTCGTCTGCTTCTTCGGCTTCGTCAGTTGAAATTTCAATATCAAAATCTTCATATCCAGACTCAAACATAAGATTGGCTAGACGTTCTGCATATTCGTCAGCTTCAGTTTCTGATAACTGTCTAGGCAAAGGTATTTCTATAACACTGGCACCTTGATCGGTTTCTAACAGTGTCTGTGTAGGAAAAACTGATTCATCTAAACTAACAGTGTCTTGTTTTTCCATTACTACTCTTACAAAATGTTCCATGAATCTACCTTAATGATTTAAAATAATTGAATTAACTGTGCCATTGGTGTATGTGACAGTTGCTCTTATCCATACATAATTGCCAGTGAAACTGTGAATCTCACTTTTATTGCCTTGACTTGCATCGGTAGTTTGAACTGTAAACCAGTCTGTTTCTTCAGGATCAATAGCTAGAGTAGCTTGTATTGATATTGTGCCTGAAAATTCTGCATAGGAGTATTGAACAGTGTGGAGACCGTCACTACGACCGTAGTAACCGTCTCCTTTGAATTTGTCGCCTACCACAGTTTCTAGTGCACTGTCGCCTGCGTGTGTTGTACTTGGTAATATTGTTTCACTTCTTATCGGCATGTGTATATTTATCAATATCGCCTTGGTAAACCAATCGTTCTACCTTGCGTATGTTATGTCCGACAATCATACGAACCATAGTCAATACTTTTTCGTTTTTGATGTAGAAGTAATTGTTATTGGTATGATAGCTGCTGTTTTTTATATTCCACAGCGTCATTACACCTACTTTACATTTATCCTCGTTGGCTTTTAACCAATTAGCAAAGCTTGGATCTATCTGATTGCCTTTCAGGTAAACTCTAAATTCGTGCTCAGGCGGCGTCTTTACAATAGCAGTTCCGATATTTTGTACAAGGAATGCTTCAATACCTTCTTTTGGTCTGTGAATTTCTTTTATACAATCAGATAAATTGGTAACAAGTTCGTCAACCATGTCGTCATCGCTGGTATAGATTATGATAGAATTAGCAAATTCTACTCTTTTTCGATAATCAGTATATTTTTTAAATATCCGATTTAGAAAAAGAGCATCCTTGAAATCCTCATTGTCAATAACTGTGCTGCTTCTCCATCGAGTTAATTGAAGTGCAGTACCATTTTCGTAATCTCTTTTTAGATCGTTTAAAATCATTGCACGATACTGTTCGGTCCTATGCGAACCGAACAGATTTGATAATTGATTAGACAAGCATACTTTGTAGAGATACTTGCCGTAATGCAATTTAAAAGATTCACGCTGTTTGATTTTCATTTTCTTTTACCACATCCAGTTTGATTTCATTGTTTCTAAAGTCGATTGTTAAGCTACCACCGTTCTTTAAATCTCCAAACAAAATCTGACGACTTAGAGGACGTTTGATTTCTTTGTCAATTACACGCTGTAGCGGACGAGCACCATTCTTAGGGTCAAATCCTTTGTCTACAAGATAGTCCAGTGCTTCGTCAGTAACTTCGATTGATATCTCACGGTCTGTAACCATATTTTTAAGTTCAACAAGAAACTTACCAACGATTTTCATCATTACTTCCTTGCCAAGTTTAGCAAATGTAATCACACCGTCAAGTCTGTTACGGAATTCTGGAGCAAAGAAGCGTTTGAATTCTGTGTCTTCATAGGTGTTCTCTTCTTCTGAACCAAAGCCAATTGAATTTTTCTCTGCTTGTTGTGCACCGAGGTTAGTAGTAAGAATCAGTGTGCAGTTGCGAGCATCTGCTTCTTTGCCATTTGAACCTGTTACACGTCCATTGTCCATAAGCTGAAGTAGGATTTGACTTACATCTGGGTGTGCTTTTTCAATTTCGTCTAACAGCAGAACACAGTTTGGATTTTCCTGTAGCTTAGTAATCAACAAGCCGCCGTTTTCTTCGTGTCCTATATATCCTGGAGGTGAACCAATCAGCTTTGATACAGCGTGCTTTTCCATATATTCACTCATATCAAATCTAACCAACTTTACGCCTAGGTTACCTGCTAATTGTTTTGCAGTTTCAGTTTTACCAGTACCAGTCGGGCCCATAAACACAAACGCACCTACAGGCTTGTCTTCAGGTTTGAGTCCTGCTTGACTAACAAGAATCTTATCAACAATTGATTCAATTGCACTGTCTTGACCATACACAACTTTTTTGAGGTTATCTTCGAGATGAGCAAGATTTTCGCTTTCTTTTTCAGCAACCTGTTCAGCTGGCAAGTTAATCATCTTGCTCAATTCTTTTTGAATCGACTGTTCTGTAACTACTTTGTTTTCAGTTTGATTGAGAACTTTAAAGCGGCTACATGCAACGTCGATCAAGTCAATTGCTTTGTCAGGCAGCTTCTTGTCTGACTGATACTTAACTGAAAGTTTCACAGCAGCTTCGATAGCCGATTCTGTAATCTCTGTTTCGTGATAGTCTTCGTAATATTTTTTAATACCACGTAGGATATCTTTTGTAACTTCAGGAGTAGGTTCGCTCACAGTCACACGCTGGAATCGACGCATCAGTGCACGATCCTTTTCAAAGTATTTGCGATACTCGTCCCAAGTTGTGCTTGCTACAACTTTGAGGTCACCTTTGGTGAGAGCAGGTTTTAGCATGTTTGCAAGATCGTTCGACGAATTTTGTCCACCGGCACCAGCACCATTCATCATATGTGCTTCGTCCACAAACATGATTGTCTTGCCCTGCTTTGTAATGCCTTGAAGTACCAACTTGAAACGCTCTTCAAAGTCGCCGCGATACTTAGATCCTGCCAGCATAGCACCAATATCAAGGTTATATACTTTGTATTCTTTGAGAAATTCAGGAACAGCGCCGTTCACAATGTTAAAAGCCAAACCTTCTGCAATAGCAGTTTTACCTACGCCAGGATCGCCGACCATTAAAACATTGTTTTTGCTTCTACGCCCTAGTGCAAGAGCAAGACTTTCAAGTTCTTCACTGCGTCCGATAATAGGATCAATCTTGCCGCGCTTTGCTTCGTTGTTCAAATCCACAGTGAAGTTTTTAAGAGCACGTTTTGCTTCCATGCTCATTTCTTCTTCTTCGTAGAAATCATCTTCTAATTCTTCGTCTAGAAACGCTGCAAACTTCTGCTTATCGATCTTAGCTTCGTTTAGCCAGTATACTGCAATCGAACGCTTTTCTGTAAGCATACTGATAAGCACATCGCCTAGTTCAATATGTGTGCGCCCTGCAAACAGAACCTGTGTAAACGCACGATTAAGCACACGTTCAACTGTGGAAGTTTTCTTAGGCTTGAACTTTTTTTCATCTGTTTTAATATCATCGCAGTTCTTTTTGAGATGATGTTCGATATTAGATTTTACAAAAGAAACATCTGCTCCATAGTTTTTTAGCTGCGATTCAAAATTTTCTTCACACAGCATTGCAAACAGAAGATGTTCAAGTGTTACATATTCATGTTGTAGATTTTTTGCATCTTTAATTGCTTTGTCAAAAACAAGTTGTAATTCGTTCGATGGTTCGACCATTATTTAATCCTTTTGTAGTTTGTTTCTTATCTGTTCTAGACTTTGCAGAAGTTCAGAGTCGTCTATTACAGGTACTTCGGCTTCTATTTGAATGTATAAATGACCTCTTCTGCCGGTTCTCAAATCAGGCAATCCATATCCATTGATTGATAGTATTTTACCAGGGGTAGTTCCTTTTGGGACATTCAGTTTAACCTTTTTGTTGTCTAGTGTCTCGACTATTATAGCACAACCTAGCAGTAAGTCAAACACATTTACAGTCTTCTTTGCAGCAACATTGTTGCCATCTCTTGCCCAGCCCGGCACATTTTTCACTCTAATTCTCACATGCAGGTCACCGCGTTGAAATTTTTTGTGTCCGTCGTCGCCTAGATTCTCGTATCTAACAGTGTCACCGTCTCTTGCACCTGCAGGAACATTGACTGTTACAGTTTCTACCTTGCCGCTCTGTAATCTGTATTGTATTACTAGATCCTTTCCAGTGAAGACGTCCTTCAGATCGATCTCGGCTGCGACAGTTATGTCTCGGTTTTTGGGTCTAGTCTGCTGCCTAAATCCAAACTGTTCAAACATGTCTTCAAACGGATGTCCTCCGAATGGATTGCGCTGTTGTGCAGTGAAATTAGGTTGGGGGCTATCGTAAGCCGAACGTTTGTCACTGTTGCTGAGAATTTCATAAGCTTCGGTGACTTTCTTAAAAGTCTCGGCATTGCCTCCGGCATCAGGATGATGCTGTTTTACTTTTTGTCTATACGCACGTTTGATTTCTTCTGGCGATGCTGTTTTACTTACACCTAATATTGAATAATAATCCATATGTTTACTTATTCATTCTTTAGGTGTTCTTCCTCCAGAACCGACATACAACCCAAACCAGGCAGCCCCCGCGCCTACTACAACCGAAATTAACCCACTCTGTTCCATTGAAGGATCTGGCAACGCTATGTACCATTCAATTACTCGATATACCATGTACAGGTATACTACTATAAACAGTCGAGGAAAAGGGCGCCAAGCGTCTAATGCTCGTGCTAAATGTATCCATTTTATATAGGGATTAGGTCCAAGGTCTTTTGTACTAGTATCGATTTCCAAATCCAACTTTACTTTTTTTGTAGTGCCGTCGGAGTTATTTTCTATTTCGATGTCGTAACTCTGGTCTTCAGATCCCTTGTTACTTCTATAGGATTCTTCGTACGCATATGGTTCTTTGTAGTCTCTTTCCAATTTAATGACCTTTACATAAATTTTCTATTTTTTCACCGTTTTCTTTTATCTTCTTTTCGTTTTCTTTAGCAGTGTTATCAAATATAATTTTTTCTATTTTCAAGAATGGTATTCTTTCGTTTGGAACATATCTCCAGCAATAATTGCCACAGGGTTTTGTAATTCCAAACACAGTTTGTAACAGTCCTATTTTAACAATCAGTGCTTGTTCATTATCTAGTATTACTTTATCACCTTCTTGAAAATCTGAGTTCATTTTGAAAGCCATGCCTTTGGCAATTTTTGTAGCAAAGTCTCTAACCCACAGAGTAAATACCAGCATTATCAATACTGATACGAATGGTAATAATAGATCGGTAAAATTTTCACTGACAACGGTCAGATCATAAACACTGTTCATTTGTTTTCCCTCAACAGTATTTATATTATTTTGCTAGTTGTTCGTTAGCTCTATCTAATGCCCTATCACTTGCTTGATAGTAATTTTCATATGCAACAATTATAGCATTTAATTGCTCTACTTGTGATCTCAAATCATTGAGATTTAAAGAAAGTGATTCGTATCCTTCTCCTGATACAGCAAAAAACGCAATAGGAATACCTCTATCTTTAAATTCTTTAATCTTTTCTTCAAAGTTATCTGGTGTAATTACATGCCATTCTACAGTTTTGAGATTAAGTTCGTCTACTGCTGGCAACGACAGTCTAGGCTTATCTACAGGAGTAGTTGAAATTTCAATCTTTTCTACTGTTTCTCCGCAAGCACTAAGGGCGAACAAGAGTGTCAAACAGCCAAGAGCATTCTTGGTTAAATTCTTTACCATTCTCTGCGTTCCTTTCTTGTTCAGTTAGTCTAGATCCTGACAATAGTTCTAGGCACCTGAATGCGTTTACAGTACCCCGGTTGATTAGTCGTTCTATCAATTCAGGTTTAACAGACGCAGCTATACCAATATCACTGTCGGAAAATCTATCAATTAACAGTTGATTGTTTCTGCGTATTTCTTGGTTTTCTTGATTCAATAGTTCAATTTGATTCTGAGCAAATTGGTAATCAGTTTGAAGAGTCTCTATGGTTTTTTCATTTAACTCTACTCCGATCTGCAATTCGGCATTGTTTTCAGTAAGTGTAGTAATGGTTTTCTGAGAGTCTTGATAGTACCAGTATCCGAGGCCACCGACCGTTATCAATACCACAGAAAGAACCATTACTATATATTTCATTACATTTCTTTACGAATCATATCTCTAATTCGATCACCTACTGCAATAGGATCGCCAGGCTTGCTCATGTCAGGTAACCAAGTTATATCCCATTTCCAACGCTGACGTATTCCCAACGTTGGTTGTATTTCTGCGTGTGTTAATACAGAATATCTGGACACAGGAATATCATATGTATCACAGAGATTTGCAACTTCAACTGCCATTCTATTAAGTTGCGGCCATGTTATCGGATACTTTCCAGGGTTAAATGGGCTTTCGACTGCACCTCCCATTGCGTCTAAACTTACTCCGATTGCACCGCTGTTTGCTGCTCTAGTATGAGCCGCATAACTGCCATCTCTACAATCTGCATTTGATTCAGGAGCAAGATCTCCCATTA